ACATATACGACCTCCCAAAGGGTTCTATTGACCTCTGGAACACGCTATATCGCACGATGAGCCGTCCAAGCGGGTCATACACCACTTCTGCTGGCGGAACCGTTGCAAACGCGTATGACGGCGATGTAGACACCATTTGCACGCAGACATCAACCAACGGCAACATTTCGGTCAACTACGGCACATCAAACCCCATTTATATTGGCTCAATTGGCTTGTTGCCTGCGTCCACTGGGACTTGGTCAATCATTTACGAATATTCAATTGACGGCACAACATGGAAGACTTTGGTTGACCTTGGCTCTGTTGCTGTTGTGGATAACGAGTGGATTTGGACTGACATCGTTGCAGGCCAGACCGTTCAATACTATCGTTGCCGTGTCTATAACGGCACCACGCTTTCTGTTCGCGAGTTGTACTTTGGGAACAATTCGCTTGAGGTGCAGATGTCTTCGCTCAACCGTGACGACTACACCAACCTGCCAAACAAAGATTTCACGGCCAATCAGCCGTATCAGTATTGGTTTAACCGCCAGATTCCAAACCCACAAATCTATATCTGGCCTGTGCCGTCTACTGCTTTTGTGCAGATGACTTGCTGGTACTCGCGCCAGATTGAGGATGTGGGCGCTTTGACTGACGAGTTGGAAATTCCACAGCGTTGGTATGAGGCTGTGCAGATGATGCTGGCTCACAAGATGAGCCTCGAACTGCCTCAAGTTGCGATGGATCGCATTGGCTATCTGGAGAAGATGGCCGAGAAACACCTCTACATTGCAGAGCAAGAAGAGCGTGATCGCTCACCAATTTATTGGGCACCGAACATTTCGGTGTACACAGCGTAATGCCAATCTTTCTCGACACAACAGGACTGACTTCGATTGCCATCGGTGTATGCGACCGATGCAAGATGAAACGCGCCTTTGTGCAATTGGGGCCAGACCCCAACTTCCCCGGGTTACGGGTGTGCGACCAAGGGTGCAGGGATCAATTTGACCCCTATCGCCTTGCCGCCCGTAAGACCGAGCGTATCAACCTGCGGTTTCCTCGTCCTGATGTACCTATCGGTGCTGGCGACAATTACCTGATGACTGGCAGTCAATCAATGGATGGCACAAGCCAGTTCCAGATTTCGACTGAGCAGAACACACAGACGCCAACATTGACAGGCAACAAAGATACGATTGCGCCGAACCCGCCCGACAATACGAGTACATAAATGTCAGCACAAGTCGCCATTACCCAACTCCCAACCGCTGGTGCCATAACAGGCACTGAAGCGGTTCCTATCGTCCAAAATGGCGTGACCGTGCAGACTACGACGGGGGCTATTGCCGCTTCGCCGTCGCAGACTTACACATACCTGACCGTCAATCAAACCCCTCAGTTGCCCAATAGTCGTTATTTCGGGGCAACCAATGGCTTGTCGATTACTGACGGTGGTGCGCAAGGACTCTTCAATATAAGCACCACAGGCGCTTTATTGTCTTTGGTGAACTCTGGTACTGGGTTCCAAGTAAAAACCTCCTCTACGGCCATTACAGGCCGTTCTATTGCTGTTACTGGCGTTGGACTGGGAATTACCAACGGCGATGGCATTGCAGGCAACCCGACAATTGCTTTGGCAGGCCAAGTTTTGTCTTTGGCGAACCTTTCTGGCAATGGTTTGGTGACCGTCAACACGAGCGGGATCATCAATTCGACCAACATTCTGGGCACCGCAAACCAGATTTCGGTGGCAAATGGGGACGCTGTAAGCGGTGCGCCGACGGTTGCGCTGGCTGATAACGCGATATTGCCCGGTACCGCCTCGATGACCGTGCCTATTGGCACCACCCTGCAACAGCCTCTTGGCTCTAATGGTCAGTTCCGATTTAACAGCACCACCCAGACTTTTGACGGTTATTCGGCTGGTACATGGCGACAGTTCTCTCTGTCTGGCGGTGTAACGACCTTCAGTGGTGGTTCTACTGGCCTGACACCAAACACCCCAACTGGTGGTGCTGTGACCCTCGCTGGCACGCTGATTGTGCCCAATGGCGGTACAGGGGCCACAAGTTTGCTTGGCTATGTCTATGGCAACGGCACGGCCTCCATGACGGCCTCGACCACCATACCAACGACTGACTTGAGCGGTGTGATCACCAATGCTCAATTGCAAAACAGTTCTGTGACTTACAACGGCGTGACCGTTGCTCTTGGCGCGTCGGGCACGATTACAGCGACCGCATCAAATCCTTTGACAATTGGCACAGGTTTGACTGGCTCGTCCTACAATGGCTCCGCGCCCGTCACCATCACGATTGACTCTACTGTTGCCACCTTGACTGGTGCGCAAACGCTCACAAACAAAACGATGAGCGGTGCAAGCAACACCTTTACAAACATTCCAAACGGCGCGTTGGACAACAGCACCATCTCTGGTGTGGCGCTGGGTTCCAACTTGTTTGCGTTGACCATCGGCACTGGCCTGACTGGCTCTTCGTACAACGGCTCTGGCGCTGTGACTGTTGCGATTGACTCGACCGTCGTGACATTGACAGGCACTCAGACACTGACTGGCAAGTCCATGTCTGGCTCGACCAACACATTTACAAACCTGCCAAACAGTGCGCTGACCAACAACTCGATCACGCTGGGCACAACCAATGTGGCGCTTGGCGGTACAAGCCTGACCCTTGGTGGATTGACTTCGGTTACGGTCACCCAAGACCCAGTAAGCAATTTCCAGTTGGCGACTAAGCAGTATGTTGATACCTTGGTTGCCTCTGGCATTCATTTCCATACGCCTGTTCGCGTCGAGTCTCCAACTCCGCTGAATGCGACCTACAACCAACCCGGGGGTGCTGGAGATGGCGTAGGCGCAACATTGACCAATGCAGGCACCCAAGCCGCTTTGGTGATCGACGGCGTAACCGTTGCGGTCAATGACCGCGTGCTGGTTTACACACAAACAAACGCCACTCAAAACGGCGTCTATGTGGTGACTGACACAGGCTCTGTTTCAACAAACTGGATTCTGACTCGCTCATCTGATACCAATACCTACGGGATTGTTGGCCCAACCACACTGAGCGAAGGCTCGACCTTCTTTGTTCAGCAAGGCACAACTGGTGCTGGTGAGACCTACACCTGCAATACGCAGGGTGTGATCGTTTTTGGTACGACCAACATCAATTTCGTGCAGATCAGTTCTACGCAGATTTATTCCGCAGGCACTGGTTTGACATTGTCTGGCACGCAGTTCAGCATCAGCAACACTGCTGTGACTGCTGGCGCATACGGTTCTGCATCGTCTGTTGGCACATTCACTGTGAATGCTCAAGGTCAGTTGACCTTGGCATCTAGCACCGCGATTGCAATCAACGGCAACCAGATTACCTCTGGCACTGTGGGTTCTGCGTACATCAGCGGCTCTTACACTGGCATCACAGGTGTTGGCACGCTGACCGTAGGCGCATGGAACGCTTCAACAATTGACGCAGGCTTTGGTGGAACAGGAATATCTACCTACACTGGTGGTGACTTGTTGTACGCCTCTGGAACCACAACGCTTGCCAAGTTGGGTATCGGCGCGGCCAATTATGTGCTGACCTCGTCTGGCACTGCTCCTCAGTATGTTGCTCAGTCAACCCTGTCTGTTGGCTCTGCGACAAACGCAACAAACGCAACGAATACCGCAATTACGGCTGACTCGACAAATGCAACAAATTACCTAACTTTTGTCAATGCTACTACTGGAAATCTGGGGCAATTGGTAAACTCATCAATAACTTGCAATCCATCGACTGGCAAATTAACAGGCGGGATCGCTGGAGGAACTTTCTAAATGTCACAAGCAGGATATACACCAATTCAACTGTACTACAGCACCACTGCGCTTGCTGTACCGACTGCTGGCAATCTTGCTGATGGCGAGTTGGCGCTCAACATCACTGACGGCAAGTTGTACTACAAAGACGGCGGCACGGTAAAACTGCTGGCCTCCAACGGTGGCTCAAGCCCTGTAACCTCGTTCCAGACTTCTTTAGGTGGCTTGACCCCATCCACGGCCACAACTGGCGTGGTGACCCTTGCAGGCACCTTGAACACCACTTCTGGTGGTACGGGCCTGACTTCATACACCGCTGGTGATCTGTCCTACTATGCGACGGGCACCACTCTGACCAAACTAGGCATTGGCTCTGCTGGTCAGATTTTGACTTCGACTGGTGCCGCTCCGCAGTGGTCTACGCTGTCTGGCGTGGCTGTGACGACTTTCTCTGCTGGCACGACTGGATTGACTCCTGCGTCAGCAACTTCTGGCGCAATTACTTTGGCTGGCACTTTGGTGGTGTCAAACGGTGGCACTGGGTTGACCAGTTTGACCGCTGGCTACATTCCTTTTGGTGCTGGTACTTCTGCCTTTGGTAACTCTGCAAACCTGTTCTGGGACTCTGCAAACAACCGATTTGGTGTTGGCACTTCGTCCCCTGCGGTGACGGTGTCAATTTCCGCAACTGATGCGATTTTGTTGCCTGTCGGAACGACTGGTCAGCGCCCAACTGGCGCGACTGGTTATCTGCGATTCAACACAACGACTGCCGCTTTTGAGGGCTACAACGGCACCTCTTGGACTTCTGTAGGTGGCGCGAATGTCACCAATGACACCACGACAGCGACGGCTCTGTATCCGCTCTTTGCAAATGTGACCACGGGCGCGGCGACCAATGTCTACACCTCAAACGCAAAACTGCTCTACACCCCATCAAATGGCGAATTGCAGTCTGCTGAGTTGTACGCAAACAATGGCGTGCTTACCCATGCGAATCAAGTTTCTACAAGTTACACCGTCCCAACGAATGCAAATGTGATTACGGTTGGCCCTTGGACAGTTGCGTCTGGCGCTACTTTCACTCTGCCTTCTGGTAGCCGTCAAGTTCTTCTGTAAGGATAAAAAATGTCAACGATACGCGCAGGAACAACTACTACAACCGCCCTACAGACTACGGGCGACACAACTGGCAATATTGTTTTGCAACCAGATTCTGGCGTTGCAACTATTAGCGCAAATGGTGCATTGACATTACCAATAGGGACAACTGGGCAACGCCCAGCAAGTCCGACTAATGGAATGATGAGAATTAACACCTCCACCAACTCATTAGAAGTTTATTCAACCAATAACAACGCTTGGAATACCGTATCTGTTTTCAATATTACGGCACCAACTTCTGTTGAGTACATGGTTGTCGCTGGTGGTGGCGGTGCGGCTTCGGGTGGCGCTGGTGCTGGTGGCTATAGAGCGGCAAGTGGATTTGCAGTCACAGCAGGAACTCCATTATCGGTCATAGTTGGTGCGGGTGGAACTGGAGTGGCGTCTAGCGGGGGAGGACTTCCAACTGCGGGTAGCACATCAACATTCTCAACTATCAACAGTTCAGGCGGTGGCAGAGGCGGTACAGACACTGCCGATAACGCTACAAGTGGAGGCTCTGGCGGCGGTGGCGGCGCATCAAGCGGCCCGTCAAATGGTGCGGCTGGTAACTCTGGTGGTTATTCTCCTGTTGAAGGTTTTGCTGGTGGTGGTAATGCCACATTTACTGGTGGCCCATACCCTGCTGGCGCGGGCGGTGGCTCAAGCGCAGTCGGTCAAAGTGCTACTGGCGCATCAACTGCTGGTAATGGCGGTGCAGGAACAGCAAACTCTATTTCTGGTTCATCTGTAACTTATGCTGGCGGTGGCGGCGGTGCTGTATATGGTGGCGGTACAGGCGGTACAGGTGGCGCTGGAGGAGGCGGTGCTGGCTCAAGCATTATTGGCGGCAATGGCACGGCTGGAACAGTCAATACGGGCGGTGGAGGTGGTGGTGGTAGTGCTAGTGGATTCGGTGCTAATGGCGGCTCTGGTATCGTAATTATTCGATACCTTGATACATTTACGGCGGCAACCGCAACTACAGGCTCACCAACAATCACCGTTACTGGTGGCTATCGTATTTACGCATGGACATCTTCTGGCTCCATCACCTTCTAAGGACACAAGAACATGACATCAATCATCAAAGCAGATAACGGTGCAGTCTCTGGCGTAACAGGGATAACCACATCTGCTGACAACACTGGCACATTAGAACTGCAAGCGACAAGCCAAATAGTCACCATGCAAAATGTGACTGGCGCATTGACTTTGCCAGTTGGAACTACGGGTCAACGACCAACTCCCACAACTGGCATGATTCGCATGAACTCCACTACTGGCGCTCCAGAGTGGTACGACACAGTAACGGCGGCTTGGGTTGCTTTTTCTGATTCGGCTCAATATTCAGTTCAATCTTTAATTATTGCTGGTGGTGGCGGAGGCGCTAATGGAGTTGGTTCTGGCGGTGGCGGTGGTGCTGGTGGATACCGCTGTTCTGTAGCGGGCGAATCTTCTGGTGGTGGCTCTTCAGCGGAGCCTGCCTCAAATGTGACACCGGGCGCTACTTACACCGTCACTGTTGGCGCTGGTGGTGCTGGCTCAATTGGCGCGGTAGGTGTAAGCGGAAACAACTCATTTTTTAATTCAATCACTTCAACGGGCGGCGGCGGCGGTGGATATTCTGCGGCAGGAGTTAGCGGCGGTTCTGGTGGAGGCGG